CGCGAAGAGCTGTAGTTGCTTTGCGAAAAGTCCGAGCTGACTTGCGTGTAACTACAACCAACCCCAGCAGCCACAGCTCGCAGCATTTGCTGCACAAATGGAGTGAACCCATCATCAGGGCGATTGGGATTGAAGAATTGCATCTCCTCTCCCGGCGCCAAGCGGCGGATGCTGCCCGGCGAGAAGTCAAGGACTGACTCTTCGTTGTAAGTGCCATCCTCGAAAAGCTCCTGATCAGGAGTCTTGACGAATGCCATCATGCTGCTGCTGGCACGAGCAGCGACAATCTCTGCTTCTTCGTATCCAGACAAATTGCGAAGCCGCATGATTGCGGTGGCAAATGCACTGACGCCACGGGTCTGACCCGGACGTTCAATCATGTACAGGTGGATGATGTCATCAGCAGGGATGCGCACGCGGCGCTTGACAGCCTTTTGCGCGTAGCTGAATTGATAATCACCGGGGTGATAGTCAAAGAAGTGATAAGCGACGGCGCGGCCCCATTTATCAATCTCGACGCCCATTCGGATCTCGTTGCCATTCTTTTCGATGGCGTTGTAGTCATCGTCGAGCAGATCCGACTCAATGATTTCCAGCCCCATCGGGACTGTGCTGCCACCAAATGACTGGCGGACAACGCGAATAAACACCTCGCCCGATTCGAGCATTGAGGTGACGCAAAGACGCTGGATGTCGTACCAGCTCAGCTTGCCGCCTGCATGACAACGTTTTGCAGATCCCCACCGGGTCCACTGCTCTTCAATGCGGCTGTTGACTTCTTCCGCAAGGCGCCCGCCACGTTGCATGCGGACCTGGGCCTGCAGTTTGATGCCAGTGCCGACGACGTTGTTGCGGACAGCGCGAAGTGCAGCCTTGGCAAAATCCGAATCACGGACAAGCTGGCGAGCGCGGTTACGCAGCAGGCGAATGCTGCCTCGGATCTCGCTGTCAGCAGAAGTGGCCTGATTGATCCAATCAGAAGTCAGGCGATTGTTTTGCGCTGCGGCATAAGCACGCTGCAGATTTTTATTCCGCGTTTGTGCTTCTTGGAGTTGTTGACGCAGGCCGCCGACACGACCGAAACCCAGGAAAGCCATTAACGGAACCTCACTTTGGCCAGACCGGGATTGCCAAGACCCTGGCGGATCTTCTCGCGTCGCCGCTCCATTGCGACTTCATTTTGCAGGGTGCTGCGCAGTTCCAACAGCTCGGTCATTTTGTACCGGCGCAAACTGCGACCACCAATGCTGTATTCCTGCACCATCCCGCCTGATGCGAGGGTGCGAATTGCAGCATCGACCTTTTCAAGATCAATCTCAGCGCGGCTGCGATCATCAAATGCACCGGGCGTGCCGCTGTAGACGGCAGAAGCCTTGACGGTAAATTGGCCGCGGCCAGCGGTGTATTGGGTGCTGTTGTAGGTGGCAACTGCTTGCCAAGTCCACAGCCCTGCATCTAAATTTGCGGTGGTGCTAGCCGGGACCGTGATGCGCCAACCATCACCCTCGGCTGTACCTGTAATTGTGGTTCCCTCGGATGCAGTGTTGGTCCGGGCGTACCACTTCAGCGTGTAGGTGCCGCTGTCAATGACAGTGCCAATTGAATCGGTAAATGACGGCACGTCAAAGATGACGGTGTCGCCTGCGTAAATCAGATCTGGGACAAGGATGGTCACCAGCTAGTCACGAATGAAGGATTACTTCGCACACGCCGCCTTTGCGGTGGCCGATATGGAGAGTCTATCGGTTTATCAGGCGTTGCATCAGTAGGTTGTTTTTCCTTTTGTGCTTTGCCCCGTGAGCGCTCAAATTGCTCAAAGATTGTGTTGCGGTTGAAGCGCATGTACAGATAGTGCAGAGCGGCATAGCTGTACACAAAACAGTCAAGCGCTTCGTTGCGATCACCTGCTTTCTTTTTCCACTCGCGAATGGCGAATCCTTTGACGTAACGGATGACTTGCCTTTCGCTGGTAAGCATTTTGAAGTATTCGTGCCCGGCCTCGGCGTGAAAATGGATGTAGCCCGCGCCAGGCTCGTTGTGTTTTAGGCGGCCAAACAAGGTGGATTTGATCGTGTCACTACCCACCGGAAATACTTCGGCAGAGTTTTTTAACACCTGACCCTTGTAGTTAATATCAACTTTGGAGGGTTTTCCAATCGGTGGTTTATTTCGCACCGACTGACCTTTCAAAGCGAATACACCTTTGCCTTTACGACTTCTGGCGTACGCATAAACTTCACTTGTGTAGTGGCCACCAGAGTCCACTCCAATCGCAGCTACCTTCAGCCGTCCGCCATCGGCATGCGGGTAGTCACGCAAAACAACATCGTCCACCTGTTCCCACAGCTTCTGACCGGCAGGATCGCCGTAAATCGCTGTATGGCTAATCAGCCAACACTCTTCGTCCTTGCCGTAGGCATACAACCCGATCTCAACGCGGTTGTCCTGCACGTCAACACCAGCGCACAGGATGCTGGCACCAGTCGGTACTTCACCAGCGGGATAGAACTCCGCACGCTCTGAAAGGCTGTCAGCACCTAGTTTTGCGCCAGTTTCTTCCTCCCAACATTCTCCCAAAATCGTGTTCACGAACGTTTTTAACAACGGCGCGTCGTTCTTTGCACGTAAAAACTCGGTGACAATTTCTTCCCAACTTTTCCAACCCAATGGCGAATACAAGGAGGACAAATGGAATCCAACCGTCCGCGAATCTTGGCTAGTAGCCGTAGAACGCCACTCACCTTTGCGAAGCATTTCGCTCTTGTAGTGCTCTGGTATGTGGCACCCGCACGACTCACAGACGTACGCAGCAGTCTTTGGGTCTCCGTCGAGCCACTTGATGTTTTTCCACTGCAGCCACTGCATGTGATCGCAATGTGGACAAGGGACAAAATATCGGCGCTGATCCGACGCTAAATATTCGGTTTCAATGCGGCTGGTGTCTTTGACGGTCGGCGTCGAGGTCAGGATGATCTTGCGCCTGCTAAACGTTGACGCACGACGTTCCGCCAGCGCACAAGGATCTCCTTCACCGTCCACATCTGCTGGGAAAGCATCAACCTCATCAAGAAGCACCCAGCGACAAGGAGCAGAGCGTAGGCCCGTAGCGGAGTTGGCACCCGTAAGTAGAAGGATGCCTCCTGGGAACTCCTTCGAGAACATGGTATTTCCACTGTCTCGACTTCTTGCGGGGCCAATCTTTTCCGCCAGACAGGGAGTCTCATGAATCAGAGCATCTAGACGCTGTTTTGAGAGGCGCTTGGCCATCTCAATTGTTGGCTGCACAAACAAGGCTGGGCCAGGGGCGTGAGCAATCATGTAGCCCACGACGTTGTTAATGCCCTCGGTCTTGCCCAGCTGAGCGCCTGCCATGAACACCACCTTCTGTACAGGTGAGTTGGCGGACATGCAGTCCATGATTTCCCGCAGGTAGGGCGTGCGATCTGTACGCCACGGGCCAGGCTCTGCAGATGCCTTGTTGGACAGCATTCTGTACATATCTGCCCACTGACTCACGGTGAGATCCGGGTCAGGCTTCAAGCCATTGACAAAGGCCCGGCGGTACAGAAGTGCGCCATCACGCATCGGTCAAACTCTCCAGCGCTTTGCGGATCTCTTCGGTCAAAGTTTGGTGGATGACAACAGGGTCGCTTTCTGCGGCCATTTGATTGCTCACGCGGTCCGGGATGTTGCCCAATGCATCCCTCACAGCACGCGCAGCCGAGAATGCTTCACGCTCGACGCGAGACACCTCCACCAACTGATCTTCTTTGACTTCAAGATCCAGGCGTGCCAGCTCAGCGCGGAAATGCTCTGACTTTGCACGGCTTTCATTGAAGCTTGGGATCTCAAGTTCGGCTGATTCTTTGCGCGTGGGACTCACTGAGACCATCGGATTGCCTTCTTTAAAGGTCCGAATCGCCTCTTCTTTGTTCCACTGGATTTTGTTCCCAACGACCGTGAAGCATCCGTCAAAGCGGCCTTGGGTCTTCAGCTGGCTGATACGCCCCGTAGTCAGGCCAAGCGCTTCAGCGAGTTCTTTGGTGGTACAAGACTCCATTACTCAAATTTAGCCCTGCTTACTCCGAATTAAGCCGAATAAGGCTGCATAACGTTTTTGAGACATATAATGGTCAACTTTTCAATTTTGGGTCTCATTTGGGGTCTCCCGTGAGACTGCCGATACCCACTGGCGCCTGACGCTAGCGAAATAGTGTGGTTCGAAATTA